GTTTTGTTGTAGCTTCTCGCGGTGTAGGTACTTGATTGAGAATTGAGATAAACAGCTTTCTGCTTATTATTGGTGGTGAAGTTACGTGATCCACCAATACTGCCTAACATGCCACCACCTAGATAATTTTGGTAAGCCGTCATTTTTGCGCCGTCAATTTTTAGATACGCGCTAGCGTCAATTTCAATGCCACCACCACGATAAGATACTTCACAACGTAGCGTGTTTTCTGTAATGTATTCAATAAGATTTATTTTTGACATATATATGTATTAGTTGCTGATAAATGCAATGTTACTCTCTACAATTTCCAACATGATCGCGTCCTGGTTCAATTGCTTGCGTAGGTCCCGGCATAATTTGGTGATCGTTGCGTCACTGCTATCGGTTACAATTTCAATTTTTAGAGTGTTTTCTCTAGCGCCTTTCCAATATCCTATGACTTGCTCGGTGGTAAATCCTTCAAAGTAGTTGCCGGTGATTTCAATAATTTTTTCAACTTCAAGTTCTTTTGTCTCGTTATTGTGGCCAACGTATAGAATTGCTTTTTTCATAAATATAATTTTGGTAAGTCGCTAACTGGACTTATTAATAGTCTATCAGATGTCGCTGTCGCTGTCTAGTAATTACTAGACGTTTTACTAGCTATAACACTCAATCTTTTACTTGTCAATTTTGTTATGATCTTACCTATATAGGTATTGAAACGGGGCATTTTTTAGGGTAAAAATGTAAAAAGTAAAATTCTATAAGGTAGGACTGTGGTAGGATTTTTTTTGGGGTGCTTTTGGGTGGGTGAGGATGGTAAAAAGAAAAAATAAAAAAATAAAAAGATAAAAGCCATAAGGTAGGAAAACATACCTTATGAGTAGAATACCGTTATTCTAAGCCATATATTGACTTGACAAAGTGTTAAATGTGTTGGGGCACAAGAGTCGTGTCCCGAGTCATGTCCCGAGTCATGTCCCGCTTTTTAGCCTTGTTTATAGCCATATTTTAGAGAGAGGGACACAAGGACACAAGAATCGGAAAAAAAGCGGAAACACTTTTTTCCTTTTTTTTTACGCGCAGCGCTTTTTTTGCCATTCTTGTGTCCTTGTGTCCCGTGGTCATTCTACCCTTGCAGGTAGCCATATATTAAATTGCTATTGACGGGACACAAGAAGTAGTGTCCTAGTACATTTATTTTGATATGTCAATAGCCATGAGTTTTGTATTTTGTCAAAAAAGAAAAGCTCATTTTGTCTAGCGTTTTAGTTAGTGGGGATTTTATTTGGGAGGGGGTGAGTCCCTCCGAACATACCCCGGTCGAGTTAGTTTAGAATCTCCCCCTACCCCCCAAGAAAAATAAATCAAAAGCCCAAGAAAAATAAATCAAAAGCCCAAGAAAAATAAATCAAAAGCCCATCAAAAATAAAGAAAATACATCAAAACTATATAAATATAATTTTCAATTTTAAAAAAGTTTTAAAAAAAATTTCCCCAAAAAGTTTACTACTACAAAAAAGGTGTGATATTATTCTGATATGAAAAGACCATCAACAGGTTCAACTCCCAAACAGTATGCGTACGCTACAATGAGATTAACTGGTCAGGGAGGTTCTAAAAAAGAAATAGCTCGTAAGGCTGGGTTCTCTCATTCTGTGGCTAAGAACGCTAAGTACAAAATTGAGAATACTGAAGGCTACCAAAATGCGGTTATTGTTCTCGCTCATGAAAGTAACAATCTATTACTAGCTATCCTCGCTGAGTTTAAAGCGCGTGGTGTAAAAAACTTTTCAGACAAAGATCTTATTGGTTCGCTTAAAGCTATGACAACCGCTTGGGATAAAATTGATAATAAAAGAGCCCCTGCTAAATTAAAAACTGATGAAGGGAATCCTTTGCGAGCAGTGTTTACTAAACGAGTTGAAACTCAAACAGTTAGATTTGAAAAAGAGAAGCAGGATAAAATTTCCAAACAGGAAAAAGCTACCGCGCGTGAGGCCGAAGTCGTTGCGGTGGGTGAGGGGATTGATATGGATTTTTAAACGATGGCCAAATACAATATACAATTTCAGAAAGAACATAACGCCAGTATTGTTGCTCAGTTAATTGAGGACCCTGATTTAATTGAAAACAAACGGTGGCGGATGAACAATTTATATTGGATCATTACTAAAGACGTGGAAAGTCCTAAGTCTCTGTTTCTTATGAATCGGGCGCAGCGGCACTTTTTTGAGAATTATTTAAATCCGGACGATCCGAGTAAGCGGTACTACCGGCATATTATTCTTAAGTCGAGGCAACTGGGGTTTACTACGTTTTATGACTTATGGATTTTGGATGAGATTTTATTTAATACCAACCGTGAAGGTTTAGTTATTGCTCATACGCTGGGTGATGCGACTGAAATTTTTGACCGTAAGATTGACTACGCGATTCGGAATATGAACGAAGAGGTTAAAGGAGCTTCTTTTAAATTGGTTCGAAACTCAGCGAAAAAGATTCAGGTGGTTATTGATTATGGGCCGGAGGAAGGTTCCACCAGTTCAATTCAGGTATCAAACTCTGGCCGGTCGGGAACTTATTTCTACGTACACATCTCTGAGTTTGCGAAGCTTTGTTTGGCCTACCCAAAACGAGCATCGGAAGTTGAAACCGGAACATTTCCAGCGGTTCCGTTTGATGGATCTATTTTTATTGAATCGACAGCGGAAGGAATGGCCGGACGTTTTTACGAGATGTTCAACGAGGGGTGGCCGACGAGAGATACGATTACTCCGATGAAATCACGAGTCATGTTCAAGCCGCATTTTTATAACTGGCAGTACGACGATACTGAAATGGCTAAAATTACGGAGATCATTCCAGTGGCTGAAATGGAAATGGGGGAGATTGATTTTGCTGAGTATCAGAAAGATCATAATTTGAGTGACGTTGAAATCACTTACTACTACATGAAGTGGCTACAGGCCGGAGGTAAAAACTCTACCGATGCGGTTAATAAGTTGCATCAAGAATTCCCTACCACCACGGAGGAAGCGTTTCTCTCAACCGGTCAGGCGTATTTTCCAACTGCTAAAGTGTTTGCGATGATGCAGAAAGTGGTCAATGGTACGCGCGGGGAATTATCGAAAGACGAAAAAGGTGAAGTTAAATTTCAAGAGTTTTCTGCCGGGAATTTAGAGGTGATTGAAAAGCCGATAAAAGGTATGCGGTATGTGATCGGGGGTGACACGGCAGAAGGTCTCGCCCACGGAGACAGTCAGTGTTTATACGTATTAAAACATTCAACCGAAGAGTGTGTGGCCGTTTACAAATCCCAAGTGCCTCCGGATGAATTTATTACTGAGGCTTTCAATGTGGGCAAGTATTACAACTGGGCGCTGCTTGGAATTGAATCAAACAAAGACGGGCTGTGGGTAAACGATGGTCTTGATAAGCTGGGGTATGTCAATCTCTACTACCGGAAATCGTTTGACGATATCACTAAAAACATCACCAAGTTCTTTGGTTGGAAAACAACATCGGCTACGCGACCGTTCGCGCTCGCTGCGCTCAAAGCTATCTTCTTAAAGAAAGAAAACGGATTTCCGATGGCTATTCTAGTGGAAATGATTACGTTCTTGCGAAATATGAAGGGGCGACCAGAAGCTCTGGCCGGTAAGAACGATGACGTGGTTATGTCCGCATCGATTGCGTATGCTATTTTGCAAGAAATTGGAACGTACGTTGTTCAATCCAGCGACAGCGAAGGATTTTCGTACGCTAAAGCCATCTTTGGCGAACCTCAAAATCAGGACCGATTAGTAAATCATTCACAACACCAATCAGAAACCTCGGGAGTAAGAGAGTTATAATACCTTCATGGGTCGCAGATACAAAAGCCTCCACCACAATCTCCAGCCGGGAGAGAATGTTGTATTCCATCGCGAGCATCGATCACCTCGTAATCGCAGTCTAAATAAAATTAGAGTTCTTCGCGAACATAAAAAATCAGATCGTCGAAATTGGAAAAACACTGTCAAAAATCAAAAATATTTGCTAAACCTTGAGAAAAAAAAGAAATAGGTGGTATATTTATGAGAATAGCGAACTTGTTTTAATTTTAAAAGACTTTATTATTACCGATATGTATAAAAAAACCGATTCACCTGAAGAAGCCGAACTTTTGGGTGGAGAAAGTACTTCTAACACAACTAAGAAAAAAACTGTCTCTGATGAAGACAAAGCTTCTTATATTTTTGTTGAGGATAAGAAGAAACTGATGAAAGAATCTCAATACCGAAAGCGGTTTGACGAACTTTCAAAAGAAATTGAAGCTAACATTATCAACACCACCGTCTCCTACGGCAAAAAAGTGTACGAAGAGACCGGTTGGGGGTCAATGGTTTTTTATAATAAAATGTCCAACGGCGCGTACGATATCAATGTGTATCCGCAAAAGATAAACGGCCAAAACGACAACAAATCTGGCGTGCCAGTGTCTCAAGAACCAATTGCTCTATCTAAAATTCTTATTGCTACATCGGTCTTGGCTGGTAAAGTCCCAGATTGTGAGGTGGTTGGTGACGATAAAATTTACAACAAGGCAGCTCACGAACTATGGAAGCGGACTTGGACATTGAAAGGTGGAAATGGTCAGAATACTTTGGAGCGAACGTATCAAAATCTATTTACCTACGGATGGGCCGCTTGGCGGACTTACCCGAGACGAGTTTCAGTCAAGCGAAAAGGAATCGACAAGATTCTGTTTGACGATATCTATCGAGAACCAATGGATCCAGCCCGGACTTGGTTTGGAATTGGTCAAAATGTCGGTGATTACTGGTCTCAGTTTGAGGTGTACTACGAGAAAGATATTCTTAAAGCGGAACTGTTTAAATTGGTTCCAGAAACAGAGAGCTTTAAGTCACGAAAAAACTTTCTTGAAAAGTGCTCAACTTCTGACGAGTCAAAAGACGAAAATCAATTATTGTCTCAAAATTCATACACTATTGGTTACTACGAAAACGTAATACTTAACCGGTACGTAGTAAAATGTGGAAAGTACATTATTTACGATGGGGAACTTCCAAATGACGATAGCCATGGATCGATTATGGTGGTTCGATGTTTTGTTAAAAATATTTTGGACCCGCATGGCGTTGGTTTGTACGAAATGATGCGCGGAAATACAGCCCTGTTTACCTATATCAACTCATTAAACGCGCAGCAGGTTGAAGCCGAAATTTTTCCACTACTGTTTGGCCCGCAAGTGCAAAATGGAACCAATACCTATCGACGGTCTCCAAATGTCATTAACCCGAAAAATCCCGGTAGTTCTATCGATGTAGTTAAGACTTCGGGGAACGTGCAGCAGGGTATTGCTTTTGGCCGAGACCAAAAAGTTGCTATCGAAGAAAATACGGGAGTCAACAATATCGTTGCGGGACAAAATGCTGAGTCAACTCTTGGCTCAACCGTCATTATGAAAGAGGCAGCTCTGAACCGATTGACCCCTCCTAAAAACTCGATGATGAACGCTCTGCAAACAGATGCTCACATTGCAATGTCTTGGATTGAACAGACGTACCCAGTGGACAAAGTATTTATGATTGACACAGACGAAAATGTAGCTGAGTTTGCCAAGCAAAATCCTGACTACTTTATTGAAAGCCAGAGCGTGACCGGAGACGACGATGAAACGATTGTTGGCCATGTGGTAACCGCTTCGAGAAACCTTCGAATGAACTTTGACTTTACTCCCGAGGGTGAACTACTTGAAGACGTACCAACTAGAACCATTTCAGCTCGAAATCTGTTTAATGAAATGCGTGAGCATGGTCATAAAAAAGCTTACATCGAATTTGTCATGGATCCGGATTCAATGCTTGTGCCTTCAATGGAAATCCAGAAGCAAAACTACATGGCTATTTCTCCATTAATTACAAATCAGATAAATTTAATTTTTGATATTCGTGGCCGAGATCCAGAAGCTGCGGCGGTACAGATGCGGGCGTTTGAGCGGATGTTGAAAATTCAAAAAGAAAATATTTTTGATTACATTCCAAAAGCTATTTACGATCAGATTATTGCGCTACAACCTTCTGAAATACCACCACCATCAACTGAAGAACCAATTGATAAAACCAAACTTTACAAAGATGCTCCAGCTGATGTGCAGCGATCGATTGAAGAGGCAGCTGGATTGCAGCCGTCTGAAAGCGACATGATGGCTCCCCAAACTCCAGGTACAATTCCTCCACTAAAAAGAGAGAATCCTGAAGCTGGAGTCCCTGGACAATCAGATGATCCTAATCTTGGCCGGCCTTTAAGTCCTGGTAATATTCCTCGACCACAATCTCCAATGGGAGCAGCTAATGATGCTAGTATGGGTCGAGCAGCCGCTGGTCCTGGTGGATTTTTCCCCAATTAATTAAAAAAATATGTTAGATGAACAATCAGAAATTCAGAAAAAAATTGCTTTTGCTCAAAGTGATCATATTGCTACTGTTATTTCACTTATGAAAGAGTGTGCTCAACAGCAGAAACTTGTAGGAGATACTGAATATGAAACAGTAGTAAATGCCGTAACGATGGACGCGCAAGGTGCAATGATTATTAAATTTATTAATGCTATAGACTTCATCAAACAAGGTGGTCTTGTAACCCAACAAAAATAATGAAACAAGCTACCGAACTAAAAAAAGAACACTTTACTCTTCAGGTTAATTATAGTGAAGAGGCCATTGAAAAAAAACTAATGAAGTTTCAAACCAAATCAGGTGATGAGTTTGTGATCAGCGCTGAAGAAATGTCTACTATTTTGATTGGTCAAGTTAATTCCGAATTAGTAGCAGCCACATTTGTTGAATCAGAGCGAGTTGATGTTGTAGAGGTTGAACGACAACTAGCAGTAAGACTAGACAAAGATTTTAAAAAAGGGGAAGAAATTCGCCTCACTTACGTTCACCCTTACCCAGTAGAGTTTGCTCTCATCGAAGAGGCTGCCAAGATTGCTAAAATCCGCATGGATGTTCCAGCTCTCAGGTTAACTAACGAGTATATCGACGATGTACGTAAAAAAATTACTCCAGTTCAACATCGCTTTGTTGACTCATTTTACAAGTTTTTCAAAGGACTATTCTCAAACAAACGAGTCGCTGGTAACCCTTAAAAGTTGCTAGTGACATTATAAAATAAGAACCCCTTGGTGAAGGGATATATCACTGTAGAAATATATGTCGTTAGCGACCAAACAAAAGAAAGCCGAAAAACTCGGAATCGTCTTAGAAGAAGGTGCGACCGAACTACAGATCGATGAATTGATCGATGCAAAGCAAAGCTTTATTGAGCAGCAAAAAAAAGAAGAGGCAATCAAAGCTAAAGAAGTTGAGGAGGCAAAAGATAAGGCCAAGAAAAACACCTTTGTACTGAAGGACGTTGATGGAGATGATGTTGATCAGGCCGATTATTTCTTTGCTCGTACTGAGGAAGAGGTAATTGATAAAGTTACTCATAAAGCAACGACAAAAACAGCCCCTCCTTACTTCAATGTAATTTGTGGATTGCCGGTTGATCGAGAAGAGTTGATTGAAGCTTTTCAGTTGCACTTTCCCACCCGAAAAGGATTTTTGTTTTACAAACTAAAAGATAAAGAAGTGTATTTGGTAATTATTCCATTAAAATACGCAACGACAATCAGCAAATCAAACGAGTCTCGACCTGGTGACTTCCAACGGCACGCCCTTTCTTTTATTGGTGAGGGTTCTGTAAATATTGATTCACTTAAGTTAAAGCTAAAAAGAATTGCAGGTCACTCTTCTATCTCCACAGAGCCACTTGCGTAAATTCCAAAAGACTATTATTATAAAAGTAATTCCAACGGCAACGGTCACGATACGATCGGATAAATATGGATCTAAAAGATGAAATCAAAGATGTGAACACTGAAAATGATGAAACAGCTCTTGATGCAGAGCTAGAAGAATCACTCCAAAGTGTTAAAGCTGGAAAGACTCTCGAGGTTAAACCTCCAGAGCAAACTGAAGAAACAGAATCAACTGAACCCGCTGGTGAAGAAGCACCAACTGGAGAAACTGCTACTACAGACGAGGCACCCAGCAATCCTCAAGCAACTGAAGCAGCTGGAGAAGACGAGTTTCGAATTCCTAACAAAGGCAAGTTCGAATCTGATGAGTCTTATGAAAAACGAGTTGAGCTATTTGATCTGGTAAAAAGGAGAAAAGCAGCCAACACTTCAGCAGCAAAAGAAGCACTTTCTGAAAAAATCGCTGAGACAAAGGGTGACCTGAAGACTCTAGGTGCAACAGAAAGATTTACTCAAACAAAGGTTGAGGAAGGACCTATTAGTCCAACCGAAGAAGTAGACCCACAATTGGCAGCAGATCAAGCGCGATTAAAAGAGCTTGGTGGTGCAACTAAAGAGGATATTGCTGAAATTATCCGTCAAGAGAGAGAAACGTCTGAAGTACAAAACGATCTTAAAAAATTCGTGGAAAAACACTCGGATTTAAAAGATGAAGATGTTAGAGAAGTATTCTTTGACTTTGTTGAAAAAAACTATATTTGGCAAGGTAAGTCAGGAAAAGAGTTGACTGCAACTCTTGAAATGGCTCGAGAAAATATGTTTCGTCCATCTGAGTCGATACAAGATCGCGTACTGAAAGGAGCTGGAGTTGCTGAAAAAGTAAACGCTATGCAGTTCCCAGGAGGGAACACAAATAGAGCAGCTTTTACTCCAGAAATACAACAATCTATTGACGAAATAAAAGCTACAGGAATGTCCGAAGAAAAAGCAATTGAATTACTTTCCGACGACTAATAAAACAACCTCTTCGATAATTTATCTAAAAGTATGGCTTTTATTCAAAGTGTCATTAAGAATCCAACCCGATCACTCCGAGAAGTAGCAAAAGGATCTGCAGTAGTAATGACTAAAGGTTTCGCTGTTACGCGAGTTTCTGGTCTAGCTGTAGATGCAGCCGCTGCAACTGCTCGGGACCAAATTGTAGGTATCTGTAACCAGGACATTCTAGCAGCGCAAGCTCTAGTTCAAGTTCCTGTTATCGATGTCTTCGACCAAGATCTTTGGATTGCTGATACGACAAACAACTCAAATGCTGCTCACAACGGGCAGTTGATGATCATTGGAGCAAACGCAGGTCTGGTAAACAACACAGGAACAACTTCAGGTGTTGGAGTTGTTCAGCAAGAAGGAGTGTACGGTGCTGCAGCTGACCGGAAAATTCTGGTTCGGTTTATTTAGTAATAATTAATCTATCTCACATATATGAATGGAACAATTCAAGACTATGCAGTGATCATGAACAATGTGATGAAGCACATTGCACCCAAGGTTTGTGCAGACATCAAAGCGGAGTATTTGGACTTCATGTTCAAAGTAACTGACAGCCAAAGAATTTATTCTGACGTTGGAGTTACTGGTTTAGGAATGGCCGAAATCATTCCTGACGGTGGTGTAGGAAATTCTGATGCCCCAATCCAAGGGTACTCAAAAAACTACAAACAAATGCACTTTACAAAGAAAGTTCGATTAACTTTCCAATCAAACTTCTTCTTGTTTGATGGTGCAGCTGCAAAGATCAAGGGAACAGTAAAGGCGAAGGTCCTGGAAGGAAAGAACTCAATCGAGCTAGCTAAAAACTACCTCGCTCAATGTCTTCTTTCCCAAGGTTTTGGTACATCATTCACATGGTTACCAATCAACAACGTAGGTACTCCAACTCCAATTTCAACCATGGGAGCTGACGGAGTACCTTACTGGGCAGCTAACCACCCTCGAGAAGATGGTGGACCGGTCTGGACTAACGTAGTTGTTGATGGAGCTACACCTTCACCACAATTTACTTATTCTTCATTGCTTGCGGCTCGCCGACAGCAATCGTTGAAGAAGGACGGTCGAGGTATGCCATTGATGTCAACGCTTGATACTTTGGTAGTTCGAAATGGATCAATCTCAGCGCAGTTTGCTAAGACTATCAACGAAACTATGAAGAAAGGTCTTGCGCCAGCGCAGGTAAACATCTTCAACAACGCACCAGCTACTGACACTTTCAGTATTGTTGAGTTGAGTCCGTTTGAAAATCAAGGTATGACTGGCCTGATGTGGGGAATGTTCGATTCTAAAATGAAAAATCAAGATTACGGATATCTCTACATTGAAGCTCTTGCTACTCGCGCAGAACCAGCTGTCGTTGACCACTTAGGTAACCAAGACCTTGTGATGAACTTCAACGCACTTTCAGTGTTTGGAGCATCAGATCTTCGAGGTTGGATGTGGAGTGCCGGAGACGGAACAACTACTGGCTAACCCCGTAGTCTCTCTACTCAGCCCCTTTTCCTGGGGGTTGGGATAGGCAGATTAAAGCCTTGTTTATAAAAATAATTTCATACGTATGTCTTTACAAGATGCACATAGTAGAAAAATCTCTGAAGCTATTTCAGCACCGGCTGGAGATACCATCATAGTTGCTGCAGCCACTGATGCTTGGCACTACATTCACGAAATAATTGGTGACCTTTCTGCTGCTGGTACAATGAGTGTTATTGCCATAAACGCGGCTGCAGACGAACGAATTCTTGGAACTTTCCAACTCGCAGACGGACAGGGAATAACCCTTCAAGATGAACCAGGTGAAGACAACCGGCCTCGGTTTGAATTTAAACCAGGAGAAAATGCAGTACTCAGAACCGCTGGTGGAACTTTTACTGGTTCAGTACACTGGTCAATTCGACACTAATTTATGAATGACTTAACCCACGCTCAAGCAGAAACAGTGAGAACCTGGGCTCAGGAGAGGGATACTCTCCTTGGGGAAATTTCTGTACTTTCTTCACAAAAGGAGGCTCTGGAAATTGAACTTGTGACAGCTGGGTTAAATTTAGACGAGCTTAACAAAACCATTGCTTTTTCACAAGGAGTACTAAAACAAGTATATGCTTTAGAGGAAAGATTTCGAAGCTCTCTCGATGTAGATATTGTTGAGCTTCAAGTTCAAAAGTCTCGGCTTGAAGGGGAGTGTGTTGCTAAAGAACTAGAGTCAAGCCGGCTTACTGCCAAGAATGACGAAAAAATTCTTTCTATTGTCAATCTTTCTACCGCTCACAACATAATGGAAGATCAGGCTAAAATCGTAAATGATGTAGCTGGTCAAATAATTGAAGCTAGCAAAACTCATCTGTCTGACGTTAAGGTAATTGCTGATGAAATTAAAGCAGTAACATCTGAGGTAATTAAAAAAGCCAACGAGAATGTAGAGCAGACTAATATCGTACTCGAAAAATTACCTCGGTATGTTTTTGAGCTTCAGAAACCAATCCCAATTCGAAGGGTTTATTCAGCCCCACGAAATCACGTAATTGAACCTGAAATAACGTAAATATGTCATATCTTTCAACTTCACCTGGCGATGCAAACAACTTAGGGTATTTTCCTACACTAGCCGCTCTTGAAGCAGCTTTTCCGGTCGGAGTACCAGGAGCTTTTGCTGTAATTGGGACAACTGACACAGTGTGGGTTTGGGATGAAGCCACAACCGATTGGGTTAATACTGGTAATCCTGCACCGGGGCCTGTTGGTCCACCTGGTCCACCCGGACCACCTGGTCCAGCTGGTCCAGGTGCTATGGTAATTGGTGATCCTATCACGTCAGCAATAGCTGGTTCTGTTCTTTTTGCAGGGGTAGGTGGTGTACTTCAACAAGACAATGCTAACTTTTTTTACGATGATACTAATAATAGATTGGGTCTGAGGACTACCTCCCCTGAAAGAAGTTTAGACGTTCGAGGGGGTGGTTACACCAACAATCAAGATTTTGGTTTGCAAATAGCCAATCCAGCAGGAGAATGGCGGGCACGATTTAGTATCAAGTCTGATGCTTCAGGTAATGCACGTACCGCTATTGAAACAGTAGCAAATAATTTTGGTGGAATAAGGGAGGCGATATCAATTCTTCCTAACGGAAACATGGGTCTCAACACTAACGCGCCAGCCAGTCTACTTGACGTAAACGGAGTGCTAAATGTCGGTAATCTTGCTAACTCAAACGCTCAACTTATCGTTAAGGGTGGAGTGGGTGGTAGTGCGCTAATTCACCTTGAAAGAACGGGCATGGCTTTTGATTGGTCATTAGCTGGTGGCGGTCTGGCTTTCAGAGATGTTACTGGAGGAGGAAACGTAGTGGCTAATATGTTTGGTAGCGGTAGTGTAAACCAACTTTATATAGGTCAAAAAGGGAGAGGAGCAGTAGATACAAGCAACTCTTTAATATCGGCTACTACACTCGCAGGTACAGCTTCAGTAACTAATGGAGCGGGAACTTGGTTGCGACTACAAGGCGGTCTAGGAACAGGGTCAGGAGTGCCAGGAGATGTTGAAATCAGTACAGGGACAGCCCTTGCAAGTGGTACAGCCGCTCAATCCTCGTCTATCCGTGTCACAATAAAAGGTGAAACTGGTGACATGGGTGTTGGTATACTTAATCCTTTACAAAGACTTGCTGTGGCAGGAAATCAGTCAACTTCTGGTTACTTGTTTGTCGGCTCAAATGCTGTTCCACCAAATACAACAGCAGGAGACTTGTCGGCACAACGACTGGCGGTTGGTCCAGGTACTACTCTCGTTAATGGTACTTATGCTGGTATAGCTGGAACTTTAACAGCCACTGCTGTTGGTGCAATCGCAGGAGTAAATGTCGTTTCAACCATCAACCCGACTGGTAACTCAGCTGCCGACTTCCGTTCATTATCTATGAGCAACAACTTTAACACCGCTTTTAACTTGACAGCGGCATTAGATGCTGCGCCAAAAGCGGGATATTTTGAGAACCGTATCACCAACGCAGGGACGATAAATACCATAAACGGTATACTTTCTAACGGCATGTTGCTACCAGCCGCTGCTGCTTCCTTAGGTACAGTTACGAATGTAAATAGTATCTTGGTGCGAGGGGTCAACTCATTTGGTAATGCTCTTACCACTACTATCACTAATACCTTTGGGGTGCGCGTCTTAAACAACGGCGTTGGTCTTGGTCCTATTAACTTCATCAACACTGTTGGTATTGGTATAGATAATCAAACCACGGGCACTAATAACACCAATCTTTTGATTGGTCAGTCAGCTGTCCCAACGGGGAACTTTGGTATTTACAATTCATCAGCATACGATAATTACTTTGCTGGGAATATGGGTATAGGGACTATCACCCCCGCTACTAGGCTTGACGTATCAGGCGCGTACACGCAACGACCACTAGCGACTGACCCCGCTGACCCTGCTAATGGAAACAGTGTACAATGGGTGAGTGACGGTACGGGTTCAGGGGATGTAGGGGACGTGATGATGAAGATAACTGTCGGAGCAACCACTAAATTAATCACCCTTATTGATTATTCAATAGCATAAGATATATGACAAACGAACAAGCAATTCTAATAATTAACAACGTACTAGAGAGTCTCTCATTGAGCTACAAAGACCACGTTGTATTAAAACAAGCCTTAGAAGTTCTAACCGTAAATGAAATAGTCCCCAACCCAGAAGAAGAAGTGACCACCCCAGAAGAAGAAACCACCCCTAAGAAAAATAAAAAATAAATATGACTAAAACATTCACTCTAAGTAGCGAAGAAGTAGACTCAGAGCAAAAGACAATTACCGTTTCAGAAACCAAACAAGTTACCACTGAAAGCCGAACCAGCGTTGCTCAGCTAAAGACTGAACACGCGCAAATCCTAAGCCAGATTGAAGGCTTAAAAGGGCTTGCCGATGCAGTAGTGGACCAACTTACGGACATAAACGACAACGCAGCTATCGATATAACGGTATCAAACATCCCTACCAAATTAAGTAAATAAACTATGACAAAGGTACTACTAGACACCGATAAAGCAGCAGTCGTCGATGCCATTAGCGGTGCAACTATTCCAGACGCGGGTACACCAGCAACTACAGACAAGGTGCTTATTCAGGATACTAGTGATTCCGATAATCTAAAGTATGTCGACGTTTCTGAGCTTGCAGGGGGTGGTTCTGATGTACAAATTTTTACTGCTACAGGTTCAGGTACTTGGACTAAACCAGCGTCAGGTACGATGGTAAAAGTGCAAGTCTGGGGAGCGGGCGGTTCAGGTGGTAGAGGTCAAGTTTCTGTCCGCACTGGCGGCGGCGGAGGTGGTGGTTGTTATGTTGAGAAAATCTTCCCTATTGCCAGCCTTGCAGCTACCGAAGCGATCAGTAACGGCGCAGGCGGAGCGGCGAGAACAGTCGCAAGTACTCCAGGTCTTGTCGGAGGCAATTCTACTTTTGGAGCGGCTGCCACATTAGTCACTGGTTTTGGTGGCGGCGGCGGTGCGGGTGACGGAGCAGGCGGAGGCGGCGGCGGAGGTGGTGGTCTGTTGTCCGCTGGTTCTTCCGTGACCTCGACCACAGGTGGTAACGGCGGAACACCAAGAGGTGCTTTTGCAGCCGTTTCGACAGCGACTTCACGGGCTGGCACAGGTGGCGCACCAGGCGCTTTTGGTAGCAATAATATTTTAGGCGGCGGAGGCGGCGGAGGCGGTGGAAACTTTGGGAGTATATCAGGTGGCGACACTGTATCTGGCGGAGGTGGAGGAGGAGGTTCTTCAGACGTTACAGGTAATGGAGGCAACGGTGGTAATAGTTTTTATGGCGGCGGTGGAGGCGGCGGAACTGTTTTAAGTGCGGGTACAATAGGTGTTGGTGGGGTATCTTTATTTGGCGGTAAAGGAGGAGATGGGAGTAAAAGTACAACGGTAGCAGAATCGGGGTCACAGCCAGCAGGCGGAGGTGGAGGGTCTAACGACGCAAACTCAGGTGCAGGAGGTAACGGTCAAATTATTGTAACTACATATTAAACATGTGGCGTTCAGAAAAAACTAAAGCTGGTTCAGACCTCATTTGGGATGGGGTCGAGCTTGGTATTGCTCAGTCTCCTACTAAGGGAACAGCGATTATTCAGAACGCCAACATAGCTACCGAACAGGGAGAGGTGATGGCTTCATATGCACGGGTAAGTCAACAACCAGCACTAGTGTCTGGCACGTTAACACCTGATGGAGCGACTGATTTTACAGGACCTGCAAACCTGCGTGTAGGACAATGGATCAAGGCCACGGCTTCCACCGTGTCGTCTATTCCAGTATTTAATGCTCCGACCACGTTAGCCGTTGATTATCTTATTGTTGCGGGCGGTGGCGCGGGCGGTGGCTGTAATATCGGCGCGGGCGGAGGTGGAGCGGGGGGTGAAGTTATTGCAGACGCTACTGCTATTGCGGTGGGAAACTACCTAGTAAAAATTGGTAACGGTGGTCAATACTTGTCATCGACAATCTTAACCGAATCAGATGGTAAACCTTCCAGCATAGCCACTATAGATACAGCAGACGGCGGCGGAGGTGGCGGTTCCTCATTTTTAGCGTCTGTGAATGGGCGGCCAGGTGGAAACGGAGGCGGTGGAGGATTTACCGATCTATCTGTTCAGGGGTTGGGTGGGATTGGAACACCAGGGTTTAATGGAGGCTTAGGTACAGGCGGCACTACAGGCCGAGCTAAAGGAGGAGGAGGAGGAGGAGCCAGTGAAGCGGGAGCAGCACCTGTAACAGATCGAGCAGGAAAAGGCGGTAATGGACTTACTAGTGCCATTTCTGGGACGTCTACTCCCTACGGGGGGTTGTCTTGCAGTAACTTTTAATCCTCTACTACCAACCTTTAACCCCGCTTGGGGACACCGCCGCTTACTAACAACATGATACAATAATTAAATATGACAAATACAACCAGAAAAATTGACGAGAGTACAATCGAATTATCAAAAGTAATCCCACAAGAGGTTATCCCAGAAAAGACAGAGAAAGACCAATACAGTTTTGGCTTTTTAGTAGAGCAAAAAAGAGCATTAGAAATTGATTTGGCCAACACGGTCACAAGGCACACTGGGGAATTAGCTATCGCCGAAGCTAACCTTGCAGAAGTGGTAAATCTATTGGCTGAGTGTGCTAAACTTGGCATTGATGGTGTAAAACCAGAACCAGAAGAAAAACCAGTTTAATTATAAAAATACATGAGAACTAAAAAATCAAAGATGAAAAAAACAAACTTAAGTAAAGTTAAAAGCAATTTTGCCTTAGGTGGTCGTGATCCGAAAGAGGTATTAGAAATAAAAAAGCCGAAGGAACAAAAAACTGTAAAAGCATCTGAGACAGTAGACCCTGTAGCAGTAGACCCTGTAGCAGTAGACCCTGTAGCAGAAGCTGCAGCTAAAGCAATAGTAGAAGCTCGTACTTTACTTATTGAAGAAGAACAGAGGGCTCTTAATGCTTTCGGTACGGAGATAGGTGAAGTATGTGCGAAGCACGGATTTACCTTAAAGGTCAATTACGAAATCGTCGCGGTTAAAACTTAAGCAATATGCACTTTGGGGAAATCGTGACAACAATCTTCGAGCCTACTTTTCTTAAAGTCGGCACATCAGCAATAATGACAATTTCTTTTTTGTTTGGAGACTTTCATTCACAAGCATTAATAGCAATTTTAATGCTCATGGTTTTTGACACTATTCTTGGAATAATGGCTACTTATCACGAAAATAATCCGATTACTTCACGTAGATTTTCCAGAGTAATACAAAAAGGGGCTGTTTACTTTATCGCCATTTCAGCTGGGTACTATGCCGACACAACGATCAGTTTTGATATTATCCAGTCTACAATGATTGGGTTTATTGGTATTACTGAATTTATTAGTATACTAGAGAACATGGGGAGACTCGGTTACCAAACTCCAAAGAAATTATTAAATCAGCTTAAAGGTTTTCAGTCTCGAAAATAACAAATCTGTTAATCAATAAGGTATAATCTATATATGGAAAATATTTTACGATCAGCTTCAAAAATAGTATTTATCATGATGGCCGTAGGTATCAATGCGGCACTTTTTACTAATAAAATTAGTGCTGAACAGTACATGATTATTGCTTCAATGGCCTTCACATTTTACTTTGCCAACAAGGGAGATTCGGACCAACCATACGCCGGTAAATAGTTATTATGCCAAAAGCTTCTCCCAAGAATAAAATTAATACGGGGAGGTTTAAAAAAGGATGTGTTGGTATCCGTAAAGGAGTCCCCGTATCTGAAGAGACTAGAGAAAAGATGAGGCAAGCAAAAATTGGTAAGAAAGTCACTTTCTCAGACTCTCACAAAAGAAACTTAAGCATTGCCTTAAAAGGAAAAGAGCGACCACACCTTCAGGGGAAAAAAAGAATTTTTACTGAGGACTGGAAAGAGAATATTAGACTGTCTAAAGTTGGTCAACCCAGCAAATCTAAAGGTAAAAGCTGGAAAATAAATCCGATCCATATACCAGCTATGAAAGAAAGAATGCTTGGCAGTAAAAACCCCTCGTACATTTTTGATAGAAGTAAGCTTGCTAAGAAACAGATTAGAAATGACGGAGCTTATTTTGAGTGGAGAAATTTAGTAAAAGCAAGAGACTGTGGAAAGTGTCGGATTGATAATAAGAACTGTGGTGGTAGAATAGAAGTGCATCATATTTTGAAATGGTCAGACTACCCTAATTTAAGATATGAAGTTAATAACGGTATAACCCTGTGCAAGTTACACCATCCTCGAAAGAAAGTTGAAGAAATAAGAATGATTTCAACTTTTAGAGAGTTAATTTTTTAAATATTTTGTTTCCGCAAATCACAATTCGACACAATATTGGCAACATTATTGAAATTCCAAACCAGCTAAATTCTAGCGTGTTTACTTACCTGTCGAATAACTTTGCGATTGGGGTAACAGCACTTACTGTTGATAATGCCATTGATTTTACAGCTGGGGAGATTTTGCTTTTGTTAGGATCTATGGGTGCCGAAAATGCAGAATTTATTGCATCAGCTAGCCACATCGACCAAAGCTTTGTAACCCTCTCAACCAAACAACCACACAATCGAGGAGACTTAGTATCTCAAGTAAATTACGACCAAGTAGTGATTTCAAAGTCAGCTACCATAGATGGAACGTATACAGTACTGGCGACTCTTTCTCTCTCTGTAACACAACAAAAAACTGTACACTTTGACTCTGCAGGGCTAACGTCTGACTATTACAAACTACAGTGGCAAAATTCTCTAACTAGTGATTTGTCACCGTTTTCACTACCGGTCAGTGTACTTTCTTACCCAACTAATTCAGTTGGTAGCGTTATTCTTCCAGTTTTATCAGCGATGGGCGTATCAGAAAATGATAATAAAATAACCGTTCCTTTTTGTCTTGAGGCAATCAACGATGCTCGAAAATACGTGGACATGAAACTGTACGGAATTCGACACGCTTGGCGTTCAGAGTTTGAGCACCCGATTAAAGTTTTGGCCGGAACCAACTTTGCGCTTCTTCCCGATGATATCGACTTTGATGAGTCCGATCGCTCGCTGCTCGCTGCTCGGTTCATTACCTCGAATGTACTGGCTCCGTTCAATCTAAACTACATCGACAAACGGTCATGGAATCAGCGTTCCTTCAACATTGGAGGCAGTAAAAATACCGTATTAGCGGGTATTGCAGCCACCACAATTTCACTTGAAAGTGCTGGTGATTTCCCGCTTGGGACAAATGCCGGAGTGGCTTACGTGGCCACTTCTGCTTACAGTCAGACCCTTATGCAGATTGCGTACACTGGAGTTAATCAAGATACAAATCAGTTGACCGGAGTAACGGGTATTACGAGAGCTATTCCGGTTGGAACTCAAATCTGGGTTCGTCCGACAATCGCTCAACCCTTTTCCTACACTGTGTATGATGACCGGATTGTGTTTGATCGAGTTATACCAGGCTCAATGCAGGGGGTAAATGTGTATATTGATTACTACCGAAAATCGGGAGAAGTGACTGATTTGTATCAAGATTTGAAAGAGCCGTACCGAGAAATATACAAATGGTATTTACGATATGCCATTAAATATCGAAAAGATATCACTCTAGCTCAGTCTGATCCTGACTACAAAAAATTTGAAGAGTTGGTCGATGCTTTGTTTGCTAACCTTTACACTGGTCAAGATACGACAATAATTACTTCATAGAACATGAGTAAATTACGATCAATAGAAAGCATTAAAATTCCTTACGCCACTGAGGGTATTATTCGTACTGCAGCGCTTGATGATACAATTGCTCCACAAGATTCAGTACAATTGGCAGTCAATATGAACTTTGACCGAGTTGGGGCTATTCAAACTCGGCCGGGTGTTACAAATTACGCTGATTCAATCACGGAACAAATTAATAATTTTGGTACGCTACGAAACAGCTTACTTCCTGAGGGATACGATTCAATTGAACAAGTTGGCGAAACTAACGCAATAATAACAACTGAGATTCGAAAGCCCATAGCTGTTAAAATAACTGACACTAAAATTGCGGTCTTTTGGCGGGGAGTTGATCAAGACGGTTTTTGTCGAAACTTTTTAGTTAATCCTAACACGGGATCAATGACCGCGATTGGTACTCTAGTTGAATTCGAAACATCTAACTTTATTGATGGAAAAGGGATATTAGTTGGAACAACAGCGAGGGCACTGGTCGCCTGGAGAGGGGTAGATTTTGACGGGTTTGTTCAAACTTTTGACTGTTCCGGTGATACTATCAATCCTCTAAGTTCAGCACTTGAGTTTGATGTCGTGAACGCAAATGCGATCTCTTTAGCGGAAATTAATGCTTCTAACTTTATTTGTTTTTATGAAGGGGGATCTGATGCTGGAACGGCTACAGTATTTCAAGTTAACGGTGCTACTGGAGCGGTTACACAACCAGGCAGCCCGCTAGTTTTTGAGGCGACTAATAATTTCAGGAATAGTTGTGCTCCACTCGGTGACGGAACTAGGTTTATTAATTCGTGGACCGGCGGTGCCTCTGGGATTCCCAAAGCTCAAATGTTCTCAGTTAATCTTACAACATGGGCCATTACAGCTCTCGCAACTGAAATAAATCTTAGTAACGCTAGTACACCCGGTCCTCTTTTTCCGATTGGTGACGGATCACGTTTTATGTCGTTCTACGTTGCTAGTGGTGCAGCGGCTGGTTTTTCAGCTCGGGTTCTTGAAGCGAACACTACTACTTACGCCTTAAGTGAAATAGGGACACCGGTTAAATTTCAAGACGGTAGTAGTGGAAATGAATTACTTGGTGTGTCCTATGGAGACGGAGAAAACTTTGTAGCTTTGTACACTGAAAATATTGGGTTTGGATACGTTCAACTCATCAACATGAACCCTTCTACTTACGCTATAACTCTCACTCCACCAAAACTTTCTGAGTATGACTTTGCTGGTTCAGGAGAAGGATCACCGATCCTCATATCTCCTACCAAAATTTTTATGGTTTGGTCAACTAATATTAATGCAGGGTTTAGTGCAATGTTTCAAACATTCGGTACGCTAGTAAACGGCCGATGGCTGTATGCTGGTCACGGTGATGAGGTCTCAAACACTGACGATCAAGTGTGGACGGTTAGACGGTCGGGACTAGCTCAAGTGTCGAAACCTCGATTTGCTCAGTACCTAAATTATATTTGGATGGTCAATGGCAATCAGCGGCTAGGCGGTGATCCTGTTGCTACTTCTAAGGGAGGAGCATTTGGGAATGATTTAGTTCCCGTTGATTTTCCTCGCGGTGATTTTATTCACGCTGGGTTTGAAGGTCGAGTTTGGGTGGTTGATAAAACACTGGGAATTATTCATTACACCGACATTGTTCAGTTTTCACCACCGAACATATATACATTAACTTACGACCGTACGGTAAATTTTATCAGTAATCTTTCTCCGCAAACTGGTCAATCATTTACCGCTCTATATCGAGTACCTAGAGCACTTCTTATTTTCACTGAAGACAGTATTTTTAGAATCTACGGAGCCACTTCGCTCGATGCGTACCCAGCCTACAACGTGGGAACTTTTTCTCAGGAATCAATTGTTGAATCGAAGACGGGAATATTCTTTCATCATTCGTCTGGTTTTTACCAGTTTGATTATGGATCTCAACCAGTAGAAATTTCTCGAAGAATTATTGACTTTGTAAAAGCTATTCCACGTTCAGCGTACAGTGACGTTAAAGGAGTGTACGATGGCTTTGATACCGTGGAATGGTCAGTGGGATCAGTCACCGTTGAAGGGGTAGTATTCTCAAATTGTGTGCTTCGCTACACTCTATCGACTCAAGTCTGGACAGTGTACGACTACACTGGAAACGTCATTACCGCGATGATTTCCTACGACAATGGTGAATCAATCAATCACTTAATTGGCACTAGCGCTGGATTAGTGGGAGCTCTTGACACCGGAAACACTGATTTTGGACAGCCTTTTTACTACGAGTTTATTGACCGGTGGCGATCTTTTACAGAAATGTACTGTGAGATTAAAGCATTGGATGGCATAAACGTGTATTCAGAAAATGCCGCTGGAGCAAATCTAACTTACCAAATCCAAAAGTCGGGACCAAATGCTTGGTTACCTCTTTTGACGGTAAGTGAAAAAAACAACTCTCTTGACCCTAATGCTCATACTGAAGATTTTGATGTCGTTCGAATACGGTTGGCGGGAAATACTAGAGGTGTTCAGGTAGTTGTTCACGGGATTGAAATATTAAGTATGATCAACAAAGGCTTTAATAGAAATTAATGGAACTAGAAAATTTACAAAAAGACCGGTTCCTTCGTAAAGATCCGAACCAGGAAGATTCAACTAAAAACGCGGCTTACGCAGCGGTTAATCCTGTACCCAAGATAGGTAACGACTCAAGAAGAAAGATAGGTCAAACTAACGGTTCTGAAGAAGACCACGGAGCTGAAAATATTTTAACCGGAACGGTTATTACTTCATGCTTTATTCAAACATCTGCCTTACCTTCTCGGATTGAGTTAGAAGGGAACGATTTGACTCTGTTTGATGATACCTACTCTCAAAATGGAAATATTGTGGGGGATGCTTCGAGAATTGTGTTTACCCACGGTTCTGGTAGCCGAAAAAATACAATCACCAGTGGATTTATTTTACAGAAAAGAGCTTTAACTGGAGATACTTATTCAAATGTTTTAGAGCTATTTTCTCCTAATAATGATCCAAGTAGTAATTACATTTTTGTCGGTCGGCGAGGAACAGGAGACAGTAGAAACATCAGGGTTGTAGAAATTGCACCCGACCACCGAACGGACGTTGGTGATTCAGAAGGATATATCAATGGTATTTTTAGAGTACGCGTATCACGTAACGGAGTTGATGCTGATTACCGTGACGGTCTGTATGTCTTTGACCGAGGATCAGAAAGCTCTTCTCGATCGGGAACTGTCAATTGGTTGGTGGCCGGGGGCGAAGGTGGACAAGTTCGCCTTTCTTATATGGCCAGCCGTGAAGGTAATCCTTTGACTGATGCCATATTTGACATTTTTGTGAGCTCCGAGGGGATTAGTTTTTTTGGACTACCCACATCAAACCCTGGTGGCAGCGGTAAAGTCTGGAAAGATGGTACGACTCTGAGAATAACGTGATATTATTAATACAAATAAATTATGACACCTGAAGCTATAAAACAACTGCAAAGAAGTCTCCGTTTAACTCCTACTGGTGTTATGGATACGGCTACTTATGCAGCCATGACAAATGCGGTGACCACTTCAGTTTCTTCTAATCCCCAGATGCAGCAGTACCTGAGAACAAACTCGGTTGAAAGTATAGTAAATGGATTTTTCTCCAATAATCTTTCTGGTATCACTGATATTACCGGTCGACCGTTCACCAGAGAACAACAACAAGCAGCGGTCAGTGAAGCTGAGCGAGTGTTTAATCCGGGATTTAAAGCTCAAGAAGCTTTTGATCAGTCAATGGTTCAAGATACCCTGCGTGGACAACAAGAAGACTTCGGACAGTTCCAACAAGCTGAAGAGGAAATGTTTGAAGATCAAAAAAACCAGTTGGACAATAGTGCAGCTGACCAAGGAGTACTGTTTTCTGGATCACGCATCCAGAAGGAAAATGACTTGAGAAATACCTTTCAAGATAGAGAAGCTATCCAGCGTGGGCGGACTCAAGACAATATCAGAACAACAGCTCGAAATAATCAGTTTAGGAGAGGTAACGAAAACGCTAAAGGTTTGTCTGATTTTTATGACCTGCCCGGCCAGAGTCAATTTAATGCGGGGGTGGCCGGTGGTCAAGTGAGTCGGCCAAACAGTTTGTCTTCTGCGTACAACCCTAATGAATTTAATTTCCAAGGAACACAAAACGTGGCCAATACTACTGCAGTGCAACAGCGAGCGGCAAATACTTTAACAAATACAAGTAGGAAAAAGATTCCATACTAATTTAAAAAAATATGAGATTATACAATAAAATTACCGATTTATTTAATCCTACTACTAATCAAGCTGGAGGTTTTAAGTTTGAAAATCCTAAATCAGCAGATAGCTTGTCGGTAAGATTTGGAGGTAGACCAAAAGCTTCTGAAGCATGGAAAAATTTTGGAAGCCAACGCCAAGTTAATCCCCAGAGCGGATTACCAGGACGAAGACCAAATTTTACTGGTTCAGATCAAGCTCAATCAGCAATGGCTCAAGTTCAAGCTCAAGCACCAATGGGAGGAAGCTCTCAATCAGCGATGGCTCAAGCGCCAGCACCAATGGGAGGAGGTTCTCAGCCGCCTATGAATCCGACGATGGCTCAAGGACCAGAGGCTGCACCAGCTATTCCTTCCCAGTGGATGAAGCCAGACGGAACCTTTTTTACCCCAGACGAAGTTGCTGGTAATATAGCATCGACGTTACAACAGGGAAGTGCTGGAGGTGACATTGGAAAAATAGCTGGAGATAACATTGTTGGAGGTCAGAAAACTACAGAACAATTAGAGACTGAATTGAGATTGCTAAACAACGCTCAAGGTGATATTGCCAGTGGAGCAGAAGATCCGTTTGGAATCGCTTCTGATTCAGGTATTGCCTATTCACCACAAGAACTTCAAGCCATTGAAAATGCGTACGCCGGTATTTATGACCCAGCAATTGAAAGTGCAAGAAATAAAGTTATGCAACGGCAGTCTGAAGAGAAAGAAGCGAAAGAGGCTGAAATTGCTGCGTCCAAAGCTGAAACTGAATTTCAAAATGAATTAACTATTTTGGGTAAAAAGCACGGTTACGATCTTGATAAAATGAAGGCTGACCAGGGGTTTCAAATGTCTTTAGCTTCATACAAAGCTTCTCTGTCTGCATCAGCGGCGGCGGCCAAAGCCGGTTCGGCCGCTTCAGGAATGACTCCTTACTCTGACGAACGATCTTTCAGAACCGTTCAAACAATCGACGAACTCATGGGTCAAGTTTCAAACTTTACCGTTGGATTTGGTAGCTTGCTGGCTGGTGTGCCAACCTCTCAAGCGACTTCTTTCCGGTCACAATTAAATACCCTAAAAGCTTCAATTGCTTTCGGAGAACTTACCGCCATGCGTGAAGCCTCAAAGACTGGAGGTGCTCTTGGTAACGTGTCAAACATCGAGTTGGGACTTCTTGAGTCAGCTCTGGCTGGACTTGATACGGCTCAGGGAGTAGAAGACTTTAAAGGTCAATTAGCCAAAGCTAAAGGATCTATTAATAGATGGCGAGAGGCCCAGGGGGCTGCGGCTCTTGGAACTGGTCAAGCGACAGGCGGTTCAAGAGTTTTGGTTTCACCGACTGGAGAATCTTTTGATGCTTCAGATCTTACTCCAGAGGAATTTCAAGAAGCCATTGCTGATGGATTTAGGTCACAATAATTATGTCTTACCAAGATAAACTAAAACCAATTACCAGTCCAGTTACTCAATCGGGGTATGCTTCTAAGTTGAGGCCTATCGAGTCGGCTACGGCTCCAATCCAGCCTAAACAGGATGGATTTTTAAAGACTCTAGTTAAAGATCCAATTAAAACTCTCCTCGTTAAACCAGCGGCTCGAGTGACTGAAGCGGCCGGTCGAGGTGGTTTGTTTGGTAAAAATATTAAGCGCGGGTTTGAATCGATTGCTGATTCCGGTGAAGGTCAAAGAATTTTTGGCATGGACATTGAGCCGGTCAAAGCCTTTGGACAGGGTGGAGGTAAACAAATTGCTGGAGAAGCGCTTCAGTCTTTATCTTATTTGTATGGTGGTGGAGCCGCAAAGAAAGGCGCTCAAACAATTGGAGCTGCTGCTAGAGGTGCGGCTGTACCTACTGCAGCTCGAGCGGCCAGTCAAACTGCAAAGGTTGGAGCAATCAGTGGCGCTGCGTATGGAGCTGGAGAACAAATGACTCAAAAGGAAAGCACTCTAGGGAGTATTTTAGCTGGTGGTGCATTTGGTGGAGCACTCGGAGGGGTTACCGGTGGGGCATTAGGAGCAGCTACTCCGGCTATTGTTAAAACCCTGAGTCCAGCACAAAGAGCAATTCAGCGAGGTACAGATGTAAAAGATGCACTCAGAAGAATTACTCCAATAACAAAGAAAAGTGACCCAGTAAAAGATGCAGCAATGCAGTCCAGAGTTTTACGCGACTTAGATTTAGGCGATGCTAGAACCAACTCAGAAATTGCTCAAGTTGCTTCTGAACAAGGTGAGGTTATTCAATCTTTGAAAAAAGAAATCTTACGAAAAGGTACTCAAAGAAAAACCATACCTGAGTTTTCACAAAAAATTGGTAATGACGGAAAAATGTTTAATCACGTTGATGATTCTCTAAATCAATTGGAGAAAAACTTCGCAAAAAATAATGAATACGATGATGTAGCTAAAATTATAGCAATGCGGAAAAAAGCTTTAACTGACGGCTTGACCGCTGACGAGATTGACGACATTGCAATTATGCTTGGTAGACAAGTATTTAATCCTCTTACTGGGGAAACTGCTACCGGTGTAACAAAAATTGCAATGAATAATACTCGTCGCAATTTGAAAAATATCTCCAGGAATTTGCTGGGGGATGATTTGCTAGATAGTGCCGACAAAGCTATTTTGCGAGATGCAGATGCAGCTCTAGCTGATCTAAATAAGTTTGTGGCTGTACGAAAGCAACGAGCCAATGCTGTTGAGAATTTAAAGTCTTCATTGGCTGAACGAAGCTTTAATCAAAAACTTACTGGTCTGATGGAACAAGCTTTGAACATCGTTACTGCAGGAAGATCTAGGCAAATTAGTGAAGTGCTTACTCGGGGAGCAAATGCAGGAAAACCAAACAGGTTGAATGTTTTAGACAAAGAAAAAATGTTGGTTAATGACATCCGCTTGATTAAAGAGGCTTCTAAAAAAGGTGCCACTGAAGAAACTATTGTGAACCGTTTGCAGCAGCTTATTAGAAACAATGGAGAAAAGCCAGTACTGCTCCTAGAAGCTCCTAAATCAAGTTCAAATACTTTGTTTGGTACTCAGAAAGGTACAATCACCTCCAGTGCTCAAGAAGCATCTGATATGGCAGCAGTGGAAGCTGGAAAAACTCGCACTACGCAAATGGACGGTCGAACATACCGAAGAAAAATGACTGAAATTCAAGACCGGCTTGAAGAATATCTGACTCCAGCTGAAATGGATATAATTGAAATGGGCACTGGTAGGCCAGCGACTCGAGGACCGCAGCTACCAACGGCCCAAGGAGCACCTGATGTGTTTGTTAATCCAGCTAACTTAGATGCTGCTCTACAAAGAAAACTAGAGCGGTATCTTTCTCCCGAAGAAATGGCCGTAATCCAGATGGGTCCACCACCAAGACCAGCCGCCTTCGATGGCCCAACAATTCAGTTCTAATAAAAAACCTCCCGATTGGGAGGTTTTTTTTTGCTTAGCTACTTACTGAGGTCGATCTCAAATGCTGAGAGGATATTAGGTAGCATGTCGGTAGCTAGTTCCTCAACTGTTCTTGAACTAAATTCACCCACAATCATTACTTCAGCATTTTTTATTATTTCCGGAGTTAGTTCGACATTTAATTCTTTAGCGGCTTCAGCTATAAGCACCCCGTATTCGAAAGCCATTAGAACCTTACTCTTTCCAAACAGCCAGAATTTTAGTTTAGTAATCATTTTCAGGACTAGCTACTCCTCGTTTTGGTTCAGGACTAAACAATTCTGTATGATCTTCAGGTTTTACTTCCGGGTATTTCTCTTCATCAATCCAAAATACGACTTTTTCAAGAAACCCACCTTCTCCAACGCGCTCTCTGGCTTCGTATTTCAAATTGAGGCTCTTTATTAAGCTCATCACTTCTCTTACTTTTTCGGCTGATCTTTCTTGCATTTGTTTTGGTGTCATATTTATTTAGCGGTAGTTTTTTTAAGCCAATCGTTAAATCTTGCATAAACATCATGGATGTCATCAATTTTCTCTCCCATGTAGTAGCAACCGTCTTTCGTTAAAACTAGAGGGGCATTGTCATCTGGTGTCGAGTAGAAAATAAGCTTTCCTTTTTGTTCCAACTTCATGCTGTTTTCGGTTGACACATTATTGAGTCTTGACTCCTTTGACCATTCATTAAATCTTTTGTGAGTATCTTCAGTATCATCAATTCTTTCTCCCATATAATAAAAGCCGTCATTAGCTAGTACTAGAGTTGCATTGTGTTCTGTTGTCGAGTGGAAAATAATCTTTCCTTCTTGTTCCAACTTTATGCTGTTTTCGGTTGACATAATTTATTTTATTACAGTTCTTTTAAGAAGTCTTGGTAAGCATCACTGATTTGCCACGCTACTTTGATAATCGTTGTCTCCATCCGTTCGATTTCTCGTTCATCGAACTCTCGGTGGAAGGAGATAATCCGACCGGTCACGTCAAGAATTTTAGCACCTTCTCTCCAAAAGTCTTGACTTTCGGACTGGGTTTCTCTTGTCTCAATCCAGTCGAGATCACAGTATTCCGGCATTGGTTTGCCGGTAGCCATGAGCATTACGGCGTAAAACAAGAGCTGGTCGTGCTTGAACACTTTGGCTTTGGTCCAAGGAGCCTTACCGGTCTTGTACTCACGAATTACATTCAGTTCAGGATTGTAGATGTCCAAGAGTGAAAAGCAGGGGACGATTCCACCAACCTTACATACTGGAGTAGGGTCTCCAGCCCGCATTGAGTTTCCAATTTGAAACTCAGATATACCGTTAATATCCAGCTCCATAAGAACTTCGCGCATCCCCTCACTCATCGGGTAGTCCCGAGATAGCTCCTGAATCGCTGTTGCCCTGTTCGGAATACTCTTCATAATTTCCCCCAGATCTTCCACCATACTAGCAAACGCACTTCCAAATCGGAGGTACTTGGTATCGAGTTTCTCGGTACTTTCAAAATACTCTTTTCGATATCGGTCCGGACTCTTTGAAAGTACCGAGAAACTCGATACCAAG